CCATGATGGCTGTCAATTGTTTAAGCGCCTGTACTTCTTCTTTAGTTAAACCCGGCATACCAGCTTGAACCAAACGTTCAACTTCGGCAATACCAAAGGTGCCAATTGGTGTGGATATACCAGTTCTAATAGCGTCTGCTACGGCGTTACCTAAGTTAGGATTAGATAAAATACCTACTACTCGCTCATTACCACCGTAGCGGTTTACCCAACCATTTAAGCTATTAAGTGAAGTTTGGCGTGCTGCTAATTTTCTGTCATCGGTTAGTGTTACAAAGTTTTTCTCGGCATCTCCAAAGGCTTTAACCGATTCGGCACCAGCTTTTTCTTCGTAATTTTTATAAATATCAAGCGCGGCATCACGACGTTTTTCCCAAGTTGCAATCGCTGTGTCAGCATCTGCTTTGCTCTTAAAATTTCCAGCAACAGGTTTTGGTTCGTTAAATTGAGGAATTTGGGAACTTGCAGCAACCGCGGCGTCGGGCATTCCAATTGGAGGCGGTGGCTTTGCAGCGGCAGAAGGAGCATTAGCAGGAGCACCAGCAGCTGCAGGACCTGCAGTGCGGTTAACTGCAGTATCAGCAGGAGCAGCAGCCAAATCAATTGGAGGCAACTTCATGCGTGTACGAATGTCGTTAATGTATGATCCAACGCTCTTACCATTAGCATCTTGACGGGTGACGTTAATAGAACCATCAGCGTTGATAGCACCGGGGCCACCAAAGTATTCAGCGGCAATCTTGTTAACGTCTTGACCATGTTTTTTATGTAAGTCGTTAAGGATTAAGACACCGGAAGCATAGGCTTGACCCGGATCATTAAGATCATAGCTTGCAGGAATAATACCTTTTTTCTTGTACGTATCAAAGGTATCTTTAGTAACTTGCATAGGACCCTGAGCACCTTGGATGCCGGGCTTGCTTGTATCAGCCTTACCAGATGAACTTTCTTGAGCATAAAACGGTGTAGACAGACCCTCGGACGGGACATCTGTCTTAGGCATAACTACAGCCTTAGCGGGGGCTGCAGCAGAAGGTGCATTAGCACCACCAGTTGTAACAGGCATAGTAGGAGCGCCAGCTGTAGGAGCCCCTTCAGACGGAGGATTGCCCTTAAGGCGGTTAATTCTATCTGTAATAAGTTTTTGTTTAACATCAGCCGGCAACGCATTAAAATCATTTGCTGACATTGTTTCATTTCCCACACCGGGAAAGAAATAATTATCCTGCTTAATATTAGCTGCATCGTACTGAGCTTTAGATGAACCTAAAATTTGTTGCTTATTGTACTCGTCAATTAACGCACGTTGGGCACCAACTTGGTTAGGTCGAACGGTATCCATTGCAGATAAAAGCTGTTGTTGTGCCATGTTAGGTCCAGCACCTGCACCTGCACCTGCACCTGCACCTGCACCTGCACCACCAGTAATGCCCTGTCTAAAACGGGCAATATTTGCAGCTTCAGCTTGAGCTTGAAGCTGAGCCTCTCGATATGCGGCCTGTTGTTGGCGGATGTTATATAGGTTTGCGCGGTCTGTATTAGCAGCCTCTTCACGCAATGCAAAAGCCGGGCCCTTGTTATATTGGGTCCAAGCGGTTACATCTTTTAAGCCCTCATTGAGTTTACGCCAAGGATTATCAATCTCGGCGGCTAACTTTTCCATGTTAGCTAAAATGCCAGAATTAGTCTTGTCATCTAGTAATACGCCGGACTGTGGTGTAATGTTTGCAAGTGCTCCCTTACTACCACCACCAGTTATCTTTATATCTTCTGCCATAATTTTTCCTTAACCCATATCCTGAGGATCGTACGTGTTTGAATCAATTACAGTACCGTCTGGTACATAGCCGTTATTACCAATAATTGGCATTCCAAACTGGTCTTTATTCAAATTAGTCAACCAGCTTCCAAGACCCTTACCTACATCGGCTAATGAGTTACCCAAACCTAATGAGTTTAAAATACTGTTACCAGCTGTTGACATAGCGCCAATTTGGTTAAATGGTGACATTTGGTTTTGTTGTTTTACTAAACCGGGAACGCTTAGGTCATTAATTAAATTAGCATAGCTTCCAAGGTTCTGGAATGGAGCATTCATCTGGGTGTTACCCGCTGTTAACTGGGTGCCTAAACTTTGCTGGGCTACGTTACCTAAATTAGAGCCAGCTGTTACACCAGCCTGTTGGTTTTGTAGTGCAGAATTCATTTGTTGAGCTGCAAGAGTTGCAAACGCATCTGCTTTGGCTTTATTAAGAGCTGTTTCACCGCGTAGGCTACCAAAGTTACCAGAGGCAACGTTAGCGCCCTGAACTGGTGCTGTAGCATTTGGTAGTAATTGATTTAACTGGTCTCTTTGCGCTTGAAACAAACCACCCATTGCTGTGTTGGTGTTTGGTGTCACTTGACCGTTAGCACCAGTAATCCAAGGATTAGCTGCACCAGAAGCAATTTGACCTAAATATCCTTGAGCTTGGTTAAAAGCGTTATTAGGATTTTGTAGGGTATTAATAGCTTGCTGGCCAACGGTGTTTTGAAAAGACGGGGCGGCACCGAGGGCTTGAGTTGCGCCAGAGGCAATACCCTGTTGCGCGGCGTCATACCATTCTGGTAGAGTTGTTTCTTTTACAAAGGTATCTACCAAAAAATTATTTAATCCACTTGCTCCTGTTGTTGCCATTATGCTCTCACTTTACGTTTTGCTTCTAATAAATAACCTAGCGCACCCTTACTATCTGGTGGCAATCCATTTTTATTTTCACGGGTTTTATGTGCCCTAATTGTCTTTAAGAATTCATCTAGTACAGAGGCACCACTATCGTTACTACCGTTGCCTAAAGATGATACCACATCGGCAGGTATTACAAACTCACCATTTGCCAACATTGCTGGAATAGAATCGCTTGTGCCATCACCCTCACCAGTAACGTAGCGGTTTTCCATTGCGTTCAAACCACCTTCGCTAAAGAACTGCGGGTTGTGTCCTCCTACTTCACCACCGTAATTAAAACGTGGTGCGTTTGACATCATGTTTAAACCAACAAACGGTTGAGGATATGCAAACTTTTTACCCTTCATTTTAACTTCTGAAGAACCCGGGTCAAACGCAGGGTTTGTATCTCCACCATCGGCCATGTGCACAATACCACCTTCAGCGGCTGCTAAAATAGCCTTTAGTGCGGCCTCAGCATTGTACGGTGTTGGTGCGTAGGTAAACATTTGCAGGTCATATTTCTCTGGCAAATAAGGCTTGGTTTCAGAACCCTTAATGAAGTTGGCAATTGGAGAATATGACGCATCGCCGGGGCCAACGCTAATATTAGATCCCGGTGTGGCTCCAGCGCTACTACCACCGGATCCTCCGCCAGTTGCTAAGCGCATTAAACCACCAGCCTTTGCGGCTTTTAATTCATCCTCTAAATTAAAGGGAATAGTGTTTGGGTTTTGATAGTTTTGCATAGGGATCACATTACTTGGTTGAGTATTAATTAGTTTCATTAACTGCGCTAAAGGCAATGCAATTTTTCTGCCTTTTGCAAAGTCCGCCAATAAATCTGGTGGATTAATTTTTTTCTTTTTCTTAACAATTGTTGCTGCTGGTATAGCCGGTAATTTAGGGGCCGTTGTTTTTGGTTTTACTGGTGTTTCAGGAGTTATTGTTATCGGAGTTGGTGTATTAATATCTAATGGTGGGTTTACCGCCACTGGGGGATTAATTTTAGGCCCTGTCGGTATATTTTGCGAAGGTACGGCTACTCTTGGTACTCTGGTATCCGGATCCATAACAGCAATATCAACAGGTATTGGTCTTGGGCTTACAGGCTCCATTAACGGTTTTGTCTGCGTTACAGGTTGCGGTAAAATTGCATCTAACAGCGCGGTATCTATAGCAACAGGGTTTAGCTGCTGTAACTGAGTCTGTGTTTGTGTTTTAGGCTGTGTTAAGGTGGCCGTATCTGTTTTTGTATCTGTAGCTGCTGTTGTATCTGTGGCTGTTTCCGTTTCTGGAATAGTTGGAGCTAAATTAATATCACCAAAAATAGTGTCACCAAAAAGCCTACGAATATCTGGTCTTTCTTTAAAGAGAGTTTCTGTTGGCTGTGTTTGCTCACTTGTTTCACGTTGTCTTTGTGGCTCAAACGGTACTACTGATTTTGGATCAATGTTTAATGTAGAAAAAATGCCTTTTAAAATATCCGCATTTTCAATTTGTTGTTCTTTAGTTCCAATTTCTAAATCAATAATTGGTGTGTCAGTAGTTATTGAACCAATTGCTTTTGCATAAGTAACTGGAGTTCCAAAAGCGTCTTCGGCAATAACTTTGTTTGCATCAATTCTAGGTGTGTTTTCGGAAGACTCCGAGTTTAGCACATCAATAGCCGCTGCACCAATACTATCTGTTGCCATCTTTGTTGCAGTATCTAAATCAATGCCTAATGCGTTAGACAGTGTGCTGGCCGCATTGTCCCTAGTTTCAACCATTGTTATTGTTGAGTCATTTGAAACTGGTGAATACCCAATAGCTTTTACTTCTTGAACTGGATTATAGGGCAACAAATTTGGTGCATTTTGCTGACCATTATCATATCCTAATAGCGGTATCTTATATTCTTTTAGTTCTACATCTTGCTGTTGTGGACCTTTTTGTTGTTGTTGCTGTTGTTGTTGCTGTTGTTGCTGTTGTGCTGCTGACAAAGCATCTGCCGCCACAAATGGTGCTTTAATGGCAGTGTTTGCACCAATCTCAACTAATCCTTCTAATACAGCTCCAGATATATACTTATCTGGATTAACTGTGCCAGTTTGAATAAGTTCGGTTGACATGTTACCAAACAAGTTATCAAAAAATCCTGAAGCAAAATCCCTACTAGCCGATGTAAATAATGGCAACGACTTTTCTATAATGTTTTGGGCAACAGATCCGGTAAGATTTCTCAAAACAACGTCACTACCCACGGGACCGGCAACCGCCCTTATTATGGGTGCATTACCAAGCGGGCTAATAAGCGCTGTAATAGTTGCAGCAACATACGATGGCAGCATTGCCTTGTCTCTAGCTTCTGCTTCAGGCACACCCTTAACCATTAAATCTTTTACTATTTCTTCATATTTATTGCCAAAAGTTTGGGCACCTTGAAGAAGAGATGTCGTTGCAACACCGGCGTATACAAGTCCTGTGTAAGCGGTTACTGCAGCACCTGCTGCCATTGGTAGGCCAGCTTGAACTAAGGCATCACCTACGTATAAAGACGCCGCTTGTGGGTGCTGTAATGATGAAACAAGGCCGGCAACAATCTTTCCGGGAATGCCTTCAGCCTTGTCAATACTTTTATAAATATCAGCTTGAGCAGTTTTAAATTCCTGCGGAACCATTGTGTCACCAAACTTTTGCATAGCTTGAGACGATATTACAAATGAGTTTTCCGGTGAAATCCAACCTTGAGAAATAGCAATCTGTGCTACGTTATTTCTAACGTCACCTATTGAGTTAATTATTTGACCACCGGTTGCCAACAAAGAACTCTTATAGAAATCTGCAGCTTTACCAATAGTCTCTTTTATCTCTGGAATAATCTTTTCTGGATTATCAATGTACGGAGAAATTTTACTATTTAATTTTTCCCATGTAGTATCTGAATATCTTTTAAATGTCTCAGGATACGCTCTATTTGGATCGGTAAGTCTATCTCCCAATCCCTTAGTTGTTTTATCAAACATTGAAGCTGTGTCTTTTGCAAAATTGACAGCATCTTCAAAGGTCCTAGTCCTTGGTGCCATTGCTTGGGCCAAGGTTTGCATTGGAGTCTTTTGTTCTTCTTCGGGTTTAGCAGAAGGTGGTGGTGCTAAAGCAGTAGTATATTGCTTACCATTCCATTCAAATGTTTTTGCTCCGGCGCCCCTAGCTTCTTTAAACGCATCGGCAAAGTTATTTGCATTTGAAACAACACTCTTATTCCCCAGTAGCTGGTCGGTATATGCTTCAGCCTTATCTTTTGGAATCTGGTACAAATCTTCTAAATTTGTTGAAATCTGGGACTTTGACAGCCCTTGATTTTTCATTTCATCTGCAACAAATTTTAAATTCTCTTGCTTGTCGCCGGTTAACATCTTTGCTGCGTTAAGCAACGCAATTGGATCTTCTGCCTTTGCGGCTAATCTTTCAAATGCGTTGTTAGCCACCGTATTTTGAAAATAGTTTTCGGCGGTCTTTTCATCTACGTTATATACCGCAGCTAAATTAGAAACAATGTCCTGCCTTGGCATGTTTTGATCTAGCATAACATTTGCCGTATAGCGTATGTTATCCAACGGGTTGCCAGTTATATTATTTTGTGCAGCATAGGCCCTTATTGGATCATCAGCCAAATTGATATAGTTATCAACTAAACCTTGATTTAAAGTTTTATCTACGGCACCACTAGTTAGGCCCACATTTTCTGTTGCGTACGGGTCAAATACCGTATCTTTTTGCTTCATATCAGCAGATACAGACCCACTAATAATTGCAGGTATATTAGTTATAAGCGCTCTTTGTACACTACCACCATTTAAGGTTGCCGTTGTTGCAACTCTTGCTACGCTAGACACGGCATTAATAGCAGCAGCTGACATAGTCGGGTCAATTTTCTTTGCTATATCTTGAGCATATTCTGAAATAGCTGAAGAAGCCAAGGCAGTTGCTATTACTTGTGCAAAGTTGCTACTATTAACTTGTCCTGTAGCGGCAGCTGCAATTGCAGTAGCCGTGGTATTAACAATGATTGCCGAAACTTGTTCTTTAGTTAAATTTACGGCTTTGGCAATATCTATAACAGTTTCAGAACTAACTAAACCAGATGCCGTCACATTCATTTGTTCTATAGCGCCACCAGCTGCGCCACCAATGGCTCCACTAATAGCACCTTTTATGGCACCCTGCTCAATATTTCCACCATAGGCTGCTGCGGTTATCACACCCATACCAGCACCAATAACCGTGCCACCTAGGGCTGCGGTTGCAACTGTACCTACAGCTGCAGCTGTTTCAGCGCCCAACATAGCTGCCCCAAGTGGAGCAGCACTGCCAGCGGTGGCAACTGTTGCAGCGGCTATGGCAATCATAGCCACACCCGGCATAACATCTTTACCAAAGTTAAACCCGCCTCCGCCTTCAGCACCTTCTCTAGCAATACGTATTTGGTTTTGAACGTTAGCTTCGTTAGCTGCGGTATTAACAATTGAGTTAATATCTTTTTCACTGATACCAGCTTGGTACGCTGCCTGTGCTACCTTGTTAATTTCTGCCTTAACAGGTTCTGCTCTTTCGCTAGTATTTTGACCTATTTGCCAACCAACTTGTTTACCTAAGAAACTTAGTTGTGCTTTGTAGTAATCTTCGGGGGCTACCTCTTTAAGAGCTTGAAGTGCGTTGTAACTAGGATTAATATCAGAATTGGTACGATAATCTAAGTAAAGTTGTTTTTCTAACTCAGTAGCAACGTTGCTGTAATATTTTTTAGGGTCTGCTGCTTTTGTATCGTATAAAGCCTGTTTTTCTTCATTACTCATCCAAGCTAATGGGGATAAGTATTTATCTTTAGCAGCTTCGCCGGATATTAAAAGTTTAGCGTCTGCGCTTTGACTGTTGTATACGTTGCCAGTTACTGGGTCTATATAATTGTAAATTTCTTTACCATCTTCACCCGGTTCTCTACCCGCAGATTGTGCTACCCAAGTACTTGGATCACCCGGCGTTACAGGAGCACCACCAATAATGGGTGCACCCGGATTCAAGTTTTGGTATTCTTGACTTCCTGTAATACCAGCGATAATAGCTTCAGGGCTTTGTCCTGCCCAAGTTTGTGCACCAGATGGATCTACATCGCGCTTTAAATATTGTTGATATAAAGCGTTTAAGTCTTGAGGATTTTGATTTGCACTACCAGTGGTATCCCCACCGCTGCGATTAGCATATTCCTGTGACCCCAAAATGGCATTAGTTACATCTTGTGTTGACCAACCAGCGTATGTTTGCGCACCAGATTGATCCGGAGCACGACCTAAAAACTGTTGGTATAACGCGTTTAAATCTGTACCACCACCTTGATCGGGAGCAGGACCACCACTACCACCTCCGCGATTTGCATACTCTTGACTTCCAGTGATACCAGCAATCACTGAATTAATGTCTTGGCCTGTCCAAGTTTGTGAACCACCTTCATCCGGAGCACGACCTAAATAGGTCTCGTACAACTGGTTTAATGTGGCCTGATCAACGGTACCACCCTGACCCGGGCCAGTTTGAATTGGTGTGGCGTTGTTAAATTCAGGTGGCGCGGCTTCAACCGTTACAGAGCTATCTGCTGGCGCGTCTTCTACCCAACTTGACCCATCTCCGTTATCCACCCAACCCATTTATTAACCTTCTTAATGCGTGATCGTTATATCTATAATAATGCAAAAATAGGGCTCTATTCGCCCTATTTAGCTGCTTGGACCATTAATAATTTGGGTAAATTCTAATGCCCAGTTTTGCCATTCTGTAAACAGTGTGGGGTCCGGAACTGGGTATACTGAGAACGTTGGCAATTGGGCTACGTTCCTTGCAGTCTCAAGCCAATTCTCTTCGGTGTTATATGGAATCAACTCTTCTGAGTAGTACATGGCTAAGTTGCCATTCCAATCTTCCCAACTCATATTGGTTGGAATAAATGGAAAAAACGGTTGAAATGCCATTACGGTCTTTCGTCGCCGTACTCTGCAGTAATAAGAATACGACCCATTTCATAATTGCCGTCAATTGCGTTAGATTCAAACTGTAATCTAATTTCACGGTGTTCAACACGCAGGTCAATTTTACCAGTGTCAGCATCAAACGGAAACGGCCCAGAATTTTCTGTAGTTCCGCGAGCAAATTTACGACCTAAAATAGTCAAATTCATTTCGCTTTGTTGTACAAAGTCTGGCTCAATACGGCGAATGTGCATACGGCGGTTAGCACCCTCTGATGTATCTTGAGATGGTGTGCCACCAACCCAACTAATATCACAGGTTGTAAAGCTAGAAGTTACCGCTGTTTCGGCAATGTATGAAACTTCGTTTAAACCAAACTCATGCTGCCATAATGGATAGCCGCCAGTGATACCATAAACAGTACTGCCAAGGGCTGGATACGGGGACAGCGGCTCAGATAATGTAATTCTAGTAACACCCGGAGCTGGAACAAAAGCATTAAAGATATGCACACTACTTGTTACTTCATAGACCGTTGCCGTTGGGCTTTGAGATAGGGTTAAATAACTGCCCGGTGGAAATGTAGTAGTTACATCACCGTCGATGTATACCTGAGACGACGTAGGAGCCGGCTCACTAGCAGGGTTTGTAATGGTTGTAAATGCTTGACTGTAGGATACGTTGTAATCCCAACCAGCCCAAATAGGTGTCGGGAAAATCTCAGTGGTCCAGCCGCAAGAACGTCTAGCACCGTCGGCTTCACCTGCGTCGTACCAAAGTTTATCTTTTACATTATAAATAATTGCGTCGGTAACTTCTGTTGCACTACCCCTAGGATAAAAGAACCAGATTTCATTGTAGCGTGGTACCTTAGTGGCCCACACTTTTTGGCGCTGTACAAAGTTCATGTTATCTAGCAACCAATTTATATTTTTATCGTTGCTTAAAACACTTACCACACCGTTGTATTGATAAAAACGGTCAACGCCAAGCCAATAGTACACGCCGTCCATCTCAACTACCGCAGACGAGGACATAATAGAAATCTGGCTAGAAATAATATCGTAACGCCAATATAGCGGTGCGCTACCTGTGAACGATACACGGATGAGTGAGTCAGTGGCCCAGAACAAACCGGATGGTGAGTTTGTACCGCCTCGAACTGGAACACCTTTAACAATTTTGGAAGATGACATGTTGACTTGGTTGGCCGTTGCGCCGTTCCAGTCGCTTAGTGTTTGACTACCGTAAACAGCTTCCACATGGTTGTTAGCAATATAACCATTATCGCCATAAACAAAAATATAAGGATAGAGAACACAAACTCCACCAGAAACACTGATCGGTCTGTACGTAGGGTTTTGACCCGTTGTATCAGCCAAGCCATAAAAGTTCCATATACCCGGCGCATCTTCTGTAACGTTACCATAAAGGACCTGAGATGGAACTCCGTTGTCAATGTTTGCTAAGTTTAATCCGGGGTGTGCTAATACCTTTAGCTCCTCACCAGATGGAGAATATTGCAAATCAAATTGCCATAAGTGGCGGATGTCATAAGAAAATGTATCGTTTGCAATCCAAACGTTTGTCGGCGTTCCGGTGTATGCCGGTGTAAATGTTACTGTCGTTACCGGTGATGCAAATACGGGGGTACCTACCGTTGTATAAATAGTAGGGTTAGCCGATTGGTCAAATATAACTTGAGTGCCGGCTGGGTATACTGAAGAGTAGTCAACGATTGGTACGGCGGTACTAGTTAACTGAAACGTGGTTGTAGAGCCACCAGTTGGAACTTGTTGTGCGTAACCTTGATTAATAACGGCAGGATATGGACCACTACCAACACCAAATGTTGTACCCGTTGTAAATACGTCAATGCCACCGGCATTACCAACGTAGATATAGTTAATACCGTTAAAGGCGTTGGTGACCATGCCGCGAGGAATGCCGTTAAACGAACCAAACAGTTGGCGATAGCCTCCCATTTTCTTTGGTACACCGCGTTGAAAACGACACCACTCACCGTCACTAAATTCACGTGTTTCAAAAACAGTACCGTCACGTTTAATACCCGGCTGAACACCTAATGTGTAAACAACGTTGTACTGTTGTTGCGATGATTGTACTCTATCGTCAGCCATTAAAACGTTCCGCCGCTAATAAGTGCTGCCGTAAAGGTAGCGGGTGTAGATATTTGGGGATCAAATGGATTTGAGTTGTCTATGTTAATCATCTCAACGCCGTTTGCTGTCAAGCCCAGCACACCAATACTATCTAAATACATGCCGGTAGTGGTGTCATTTAAAAATGAAAACGATGGTGTTGCGGCAGTGCCATCGTTTGCAAAGAATGCAGTTGTAGCACTTTGAGAAATAATATATAGGTTGTTACCGTCACTTAATACCAAAACAACGGCTCCCGGAGTTACAGGGGTCGGAGGTTGTGATGTGCCAGATACTTCAAAGAATAAATTATACGGGCCTAGTGTGTCATTGGCCAGAATATAAATCTGGGTTGTTGCGGGCAATATAACTGTTAAGTCAGTTGTACGGGTGCCCGATTGTGCAACGTAGGTTTGAATAATTGGTGCGTAGGACACCAAGCTAAATGTAGCACCTACGATAGAATCAACGTCGTAAGACGCCGATGTGAAGGTTACGTTTGACGGTGTTGCAAGTCCAACGGTAAAGAAGTTACCGGTGGATTGTTGAAACATAATAATACCTGATTCGCCCGGGTTAACGGTAAGATTGGCAATATTGTTAATTTGAGAAATGCCGTTAGGCACAATGTTTAACGCGCCCGTTCCGTTATTACGGAATGAGATAAACCAACCGGCTGTTAGTCCTGCCACCGCCGGTAAGTTAAATGTGCCATTACCACCAGTCCAAACAAAGGTTGCCGCCCGGTCTGTGTTTAACGCAGTTGTTGTTGTGGAGATTGTTTGAACGTTTTGAGTAACATTTAGCTTACCAGAAATGGCAGCTAATCCGTTACCTGCCAATGTGGCCGCGTCGGCAGATGATGTACCAGTGCCAAACGTTACGTTTTGCCAGACACCTGCTGTGGTGCTGTTATCAGAAAGATAGAAATAAACAGATGTGCCAGACGGTATGGATACGGAGGCACCACCGTCAAAGTCATTTACAAAGAATGTTACGGCACCAAAGTTACGGAACAAGATGTCTATACCAACAGAGCCCTGTTGAGCGTTTGGTAGTGTTATATTAAGCCCTGCGCCGTCGGGTGTGCAGTCCATAATGCGGGCCGCAGGAACCTGAGTTGGGTTTATAACAAGGGGCCAGTATAGGTCTACATCTGCATCAAAATTAAGGTCAAAGTACGATACATCAGTTTGTTGGATGACGTCCCCAGTAAACGGCGATGTGTATGTCGGCATTTATTAGGGCTCCTGTACGGTCGTATTTCTATCAATACGACGTGAATTGTCTTCTCTTTTAAGGGAGGCCAATGAGTCTGTATAGTATGTCTTCCATATTGGTAGCTTATCAATTGCCTTGAGGTAGCCTTGGGCCTGTAACAACGCACCAAATAACATTGCTTGGGGGCATTGCTGTGTAAACAAATTAGTTTGATTGGTTGTATCTAAGGGTTGAACTAAGCTGTAGTAAATAATTTCTACCGGGTACGAAGCATCTGGAACTGGTGCAATTGCCCAGTTGTTGTAGTCATACTCAGCGTAGTACTTAGGTTGACCGGGATCAGATTCAGATTGATACTGGGCCACATAGTCCTGTGAACGTATTAAAATTGGCTTACCGTTCACCTTCATGGAGACAGTTTTTCTCCAGCGTGTTGGCTTTTCAAGGATGTCTTGGGCCGCTAATATATTGGTTTCAACTACAATTAACTGGAGCAGTGTCTTTAACTCGGCGGCAATTGCAGACTCAGCCAAACCAATTAAGGCCGGTATCTGGGCCACGAATTCAGCGTCGTCACGCTCCATGTAGTTGATTACATCAGCTACTAAGTTGTCGTAGGTTTGTACGTAAGCGGCTGTCATTATCGTGTGTAGTAAGAGATATTAGGTTGGAAATAAATGGGAGACTTATCACGGTCTTCCTCTTCGAATTGTGTACGTAAATCTAACGCCATCTTTTCTAAATAACCAATACGTGCCATATCTACACCGGGCAATTGCATGGCTAACTTGTGTGATAATGCTGCTTGGAAATAAGAAATTGCACGGTCAGGCATGTACAGTTCATTAGTTAGTGAGCCAACGTCTTGCGGTTGACATTCAATGATTAATGAGAACGCTTGGAAGTTATTGTTTGGTACTGGCCATAGATACATCTCTGGGTCGATCTGACGATTAAACCAGTACTGTAATGAACGTTGGCTTGGGAATTGTTTGTTAGGCAAGGAGAAGTAATCGGTACGATTAAGACGTGCCATAGGGATTACTTGTTGCGATTGGGCAAATTGAATTGCACGCATTGACATAGTAGAGCCAACAGTGCGGTTGTTTAGGCGGTAGTAGTTAAACGCCTGAGTGGTATTAATACCAAAGTACTGCCATTCACGATCAGCTAAAGTAACTGTTGGAAATGATTCCCAAGTAGTCCAAGTTATGCCGTCTTCACTTACTTGAAAATCAATATCATAGGTGATACTGCCAAGGGGTGCGTAGGCATTAAAGCCAACATAGTATAGTCTTGTAGCTTGAGAGTAGGCTGCACCAAAGTAGTTAGCAAGTAGTGTGCTGGTTCCGTACTGGTTTAGATCAGCATTTGCAGTTTGATCAAACATTGGAGGAACTGTTGTATTACTTACTGGCAGTGTAGATGAGAACGTTGGGTTAACAATGTAAATCCAGTTAGCTTCTAACACGTCAACGCAGTTAGTTGGCATTGGAAGTACTTGTTGATTTGTCTGTGCACCAAGAACAATAACCTCTTGCAACCAGATATTAATACCGCGGTTTACTGAGTTTTGTAGCACATAGAACAGTGCTTGCCTACCTGCGTCAATGTACTCAGGCGTGATTTCTTCTGCTGTCTTACCAGCATCACGG